GTAAAATAATATTTTATATCCTTGTAAGTCGTTTTATACTTCCTACGTGATGATAATTCTCTTTTCAATTTCTTTTTGATTTTTGACTTATCCATTTTTCTCCCTTACACTTAAAAAAATTGTATATTAAATATAATATTCCTGTCATAATAATAATAAAAACTTCTTTTGGCAAAAATGTATAAATCAAGTAAATTTTTTCAAAAAACATTATGACCAGCTATTGTTAATGTTATATAAAAATATAATAATATCAATATACTAATAAATGTCATTCCACCTGTAATATAAATTACACCCTTTAAAATACTAGGAAAAAATCTTATTAAAAATAATACTGTGCTTAATAAGATAAACCCTAATATAAAATATTCAATATTACTTACAATCATCTTCTATTTTACTACCTTTTAGTAAAGCACACTTGTATTCTTTGTCTGCTTTTAACCTCATATCGGCCAATACACCATCTAATATAGCTGGTAAGTATTGTTGTATAATAGTAATTGACTCTAAAGCAAATTGATGAGCAATCTTTTCAAGTTCTTGCTCCATCAAATTAGATACATCAACATTTGTACCGTTGACTTTAGATTGTATAACGTGACCAATAACAGCCTTGTTATAGTCGTTAGCCATAACTGTATTCATAAAAGCAGTTAGACTAAACCATATTGTAGCAAGTAATATTGCTAATGTTATCAAGTATTTTTTCATAATATATCTCCTTATATTATTTAGGATACTATATTATGTAGATAATGTCAAGCGAAAAGAAGCGTTGATTTTGAAGGGTTTTTGAGGGGTTTCTATAAGAACAAAACAAGAACACCCCTCAAAATAGTTTATTTTTTCATAAATTGGTCGTTCCAGTCGAAGGCCTCTTTGACCATTTCGGCTGTTAAACCTTTATAAGCCTTGTTTAGTTTTTTATCTTTTACATTTATTAAAACTTCAGCTTCTGTTTTGTGTAAGCCTTCTAATAATTGTATAAACAAGGTTTCTTTTCTAGTTTTAGAAATTGTGTTATCGCCACCCTCTATAAACAAGTACAATCTTCTTGCCTCATTTCTTAGCATAGTGTGTTCAGTACCTACAGGTGCCTCATTAGCTATATAAGGCGGTGTTCCTTCTGGTAAGACCCACTTTATGTTAGGGTCAAAAGCAGCCTTTAAGATTTGTCTAATGTAAGGACTATCGTACTTTTTTAAGACTTCTATTTTTTTAGGCTTATCTTTAGCGTTATTAATTTTAGTAAAAATCTCGTGTACAGTATCGCCTACAGCACCTGTGGTACTTGACATAGCTGCCATAGCTTTTCTACTAATTAAGTTTGGGTTTTGTTGTTGTTCTGCCATAATTTACTCCAATATATATTGTTCAGAAATCGCTAATGTTTTCAATCATTGACTTCAATTTATTTTCTATAAAGTAAGGTAACAGGAGCGACCTGTCTGGTACTTTATAGCTTCTAAATGTATTTATAATGTTATTTTCTATCGTTAATGGTATTTGAGATAAGTCAATTAGTTTCTTATTTCTATTAAAAAACTTTCTGGTTTCTGACCCTAACGGTATATTATCTACATTTGACCACTCTTCCAGCTTTTGTTTTGTGATAGGTTTCTGTCTTTGGCCTGTTACAAACACATCATCTGGACTTAATATATTTGGTACACCATCTGATCTATCACCTTTAATAATTTGTTCTCTTAAAAATTTAATTGGATCTAATTGTTCACCAATATATGCTTTTAAAAATGGTGACCATTGGTAAACATCACCATAATGTTGTAGTTGTATAAAGTCTTTATCACCTGAAATAATTAAATACTTGTCTTCTTCTCTTAGTTTAACAAGTGTGGCTATAATATCATCTGCCTCGGAGTTTTCTACATACATTACGATATAAGGAAAACTTTTGGCAATTTCATTTTTGATTTCTGTAATTATTTTAAAGATATTGTCCCAATCAAAAGGACCATCTAATCTGGATTGTTTTCTACTATACTTGTAATTAGGAAAGAAATCTCTACGCCAAGGATCACCAGCGTCTGAGCATAGCACCATTGTACCATATTCTTCTTTAAACTTAACATTAAAACCTCTTAAAGAATTTAAGACCATATGTCTTATCATTTCTTTGTTTGGTTTTACATCACCCTTACCTCTTACTTGAGCCATAAGGTTAGAAATTAAGACTTGGTTTAAATCAACTAAAATCATCTGTTACATCTGTTAGTTTTAATTTGCCTTGTATAATTACATAAGAATAGTCAGGATCACCATATGGTTCTATAACATCAAAACCGTTTTCTTCATAATCTTCATTTAACTTTTCTTCATCTAATCCTCTAACTTTATTAAAGTAAAAAGAACATTGGTCATCCAAATCAATGTCTTCCCAATCTTCACATTCATATTCATTATTATCATCATTTATATCACCAAACACATCTTCTAAATTCCAATCATCTTCCACTTTAACAACAATATGACCCCAACGGTACATCTCTTCCGTTTCAAAAGATTTTGTATTGTCTTCATTTGAATAACCAGTGTATTCGTAAATACTTTTTTTCCAAGTCGTTTCTACTTTATAAAATTTAGCCATTAAATATATCTTTTTCTTTGTTTTCTTCAGCTTCTCTAATTTTCTTTTGATTGGTTTCGTATATAATCCAAGCTATCATAAAAGCAACAATTGTAAATAAAAAACCAAAAATACCAAAAAATAATCCTTGAGCAAATGTCATTGTTTGAATGGTGGCGATTTCTCGCCACCAATATGTATATTATAATTAAGCGTCAATAGAAGCTACTGTAGCTTTTGTAGGAGCTTTAGAGCTAGCATTGTCGTACTTAAAAGGTGTTCCGTACAAAGCCTGGATACCAGCAGCTATGATAGCTCTTGTAGGTGTACCCAATCTGTAAACGTGTTGACCTTTTTGTTTTGAACCGTAGACCATATAGCCTTCAGCTCTTAAAGTATCAACCATAGCTCTTGGTGATTTTAAACCGAAAGTCGTGTTTAAAGCTTTCCAAGATACTGCTTGACCTCTTTGTAATAGATTTAGAATTTTATCTTTTTTAGATAATTTTTTTCTGCCTCTAGTTTCTGTTTTATTAGATTTTAAACCAAACATAATTTTCTCCTTTATCAATTGGTTAATATTAACTATTTTACAACCTGTTAAGGCGATTACTTGTGTAATTCTGTTAATCATTTAAATCATCTCCATCAAACATACCAGCTTGATCGTTTAAATCATTTAATTCATTTTTAAATTCTGTACTTAATGGTTTTGGACTTTTAGCTTTTATCTCTAAAACCTTTGTATAATCTATTTTAGCTGACTTTTCACCTCTTTTATTAATATTAATCTCTACAATTTTATCTGCTAGTTCTTGTGTAGGATGTTTCATATCAAAATCTCTATAGATTAAACCTCTAATCAAATCTACCACCAATGCTAAATCTTTTGTGAAATTATATCCGTCAGTTTTAACAGCAAGATCATATAGTTGTCTTAATAAGTTCATACTAATATCGTCAACAGCCGTTTCTACAAATTGTTTTGTTTGTTGAGCTTGTAACTTTTTAGCGGTCTTATCATCTTTTGGAGGACCTGCTGTTGATCGTTCAACAATACGGTTTGTTGGAAATGGTATGATTTTATTATCATCTGACACTATATAATCTCACCCTTAAAGTTCACTTTTCCCATATCAGCAAAATACTCTACCAATTGATTATAACCACCAACTAGTTGGCCGTCAATCTTTATTTGTGGCATAGTTCTTACTTGTTTACCTATGTCTTCTAACATAGCTTGAGGAGAGTCAAACTCTTCCATCTTTTTTTCTGTATATTCATAACCTAAAGACTTAACCAAATGTTTAGCCTTATTACAAAATGTACAGTTTTGTTTACTGTATATTATTATTTCCATCATCTTTACCTATTAAGTTATCGTAAGCGATTTGAGCCTTCTCTTTTACATTATAAGCGTCAACAGCTTCAGCAATTGTGAAGTTATACATTTTATTGTATTCGCCCATTGGTAATCTTAAACCAATCCAACTCCTATAATAACCTTGTTTAGTTATAGTTACATCTTTAGCAAATATTTCATAACCTCTAACTGGTGTATCTTTAATTAAGTTTACAATCGTACTCTCAACTTCGGATACTGTAGTTTTTGTATGAGTCTTTCCCAATTCAGTAATGAATTGTTTGGAAGATTTATTCATTTCTCCTTTAATAATGTCAGCCATTTCTGCTTTAGCAATCATCATAGCTTTTTCAATTGATAATGCCAAGTCTGGCGATACGGCTGTACCAACACCAAAGATACACATTTTATCTTTGTCTTTACCAAAAGTAGGTGTATCACACGCTTTCTTATCTGAAAAGTCATTCATATACCATTTTGGCACTTGATTTAAAACTTTACCTTTTTCACTTTTCATCTTATATGTCGCTGAACAGTTAGCCACTAATAGGCCTGCTACAACAACTGTAAGTAGTTTTTTCATTTTATTCATAATTAATTAACCTCACTTTTTACATTATATACTAATTGTTGTAATTTGTCAAGTCCCATTGAAACATAGTCTAAAAACTCACTTCCAGACATTCCAGTTACTATAATTACAACAAGTGAGATTATGATTATATTCTTAATCATTTAACCTCCCATTCACCATCTATTTTTAAACACGTCTTTCCTGGTGTTTTAAAGACGTGGTTTGGCCGACTATAATATCGGCAATATTCTGGAGCAGAAACGTCCCTATAGTAAAACTGAGCAAATAACTCCCAATAACCTGGGGTTTCAATACCTTTTTTACCATCAGCACACTCCAAAATTTCTTCTTTAGTTATATTATCACCATCTTGTTTGTATATAACCTTAACAAAACAATATTGACCATTTACTTCATTCGGTTCAATAGTTTTTACTTTTGAATATAAAATTTCTTCACCTGAAAAGGCTACACTTAACAAACCTGGT